TACTTCACTACATCGACCAACGCTGGCACATCCTGCAGAACTGTGAAATCATAGCTTGTGAACAACCCTTCGCTGTACCACTGCCTGCCTGCCCAGATGTTTGGTATGTTGGTAGGTTGGACAAAGTCATCTCTCATGATGGTCAAATCTTGGTAATCGAACATAAGACTACCAGCGAGTACAAAATTGATGGGGGCTTCCGCCAAACTTACATCGAAGGCTGGGATATGGACTCCCAGGTAAAAGGCTACGAGTATGGTGCGGCACTGTTCTTCGGTGCTGAACAAGTGTGGGTTGACGCAGCTTTGGTGCACAAAAAAGTCCACGACAAGTTCCGCTTCATCCCTGTCTCTCACCAGCGTGGTATGCTTGATGAGTGGATTGAAAGCACTGTTGAATGGGTGGTGAGGGTTGGGGTAGATGTGGACAATGGTTACTTTCCGAAAAACGAGAATAGCTGTGTTGGCAAGTATGGCCCTTGTCAATTTACTGACATCTGCCGTTCCTGTTCCAAACCAAGCGAGCTGACAGAAACTCCCTTTGGTTATCGTGTGGAACCTTGGACACCGTTTGAAGTGCTGGGGTTGGAAAGTTTAATTAAACAAGGAGAACAAGATGCCCAACGCTAAGGACGCCCATGAAACCGCTAACCATCGTATCTTCATCCTTGGAGACACCGGAGGCGGTAAAACAACTCAACTTCTCACCCTTCCAGGAAGGAAATTTGTCTATCTTTTTGATTCAAACGCAGTGCTGTCACTGCGGGGCTACGATATTGATTACGAAGAATTCCTTCCCGAACGACTCAACACTGCTGCTGGAAGTTTGTCAAAAGCTAAGCCGAGTGATAAATCCAGTGTTAAAGGAAGTGATGTGTACAAGCTGTGGGAACAGGATTTTAATTCCAAGCTCGACAGCGGATTCTTCGATGATTTCGACTGGATTGGAATGGACTCTTGCACAACTTTCCTTGACCTTATTATGGACAGAATCCTAACCATCAATGGTCGCTTTGGTGAGTGGCCTCAGCAAGATGACTACGGTCCTCAAATGATAGCGTTCACTAATGTTTGTCGTTCTCTAACTGCGCTGGGCAAAGGGATTTACATGACCGGCCACTTGGAAACTAAACAAGATGACCTCACAAAACGCATCTTCCGTAAGCCAATGATGACTGGTCGGCTCACAACTAAGATTCCATTGTTGTTCAGTGACATTTTTATTGCTGAAGCTGAACCATCTGTCGATGGAACTGTTAGGCATAAAATTCAAACTGTGCCTGACCGTATGACTACTTGCGTCCGTACTGCCATTAGGGGACTTGACCCTTTTGAGGACGTAACAATAGATTTCACTCAAGACCCTGTTGGTCAGGGGATTGTGGGAATACTGCAGTGGGAGCGTAAGCAACTATCTGCATAAACTGGGCAATTGCCCCTTTAAACATAACCTAAGGAAACCTGAAAAATGAAACTGAACTTAGATCTTAACTCTGTTGTTGAATCCCGTCCTGTTCCTAATGGCCGCTACAATCTCGTAATCACCACTGCTGAGGAGACACTTACCAAAGCTGGAGACCCGATGATTAAGTGCTCACTGGGAATCGAGGGGCATGACGATGCACCTAACGTTAGCCACTACATCACCCTGCCAAATGGTGGTGAGAAGGATGCTTTCAAAGCCTTAATGCTGAAGCGCTTCTTGGTAGCTTTCAACATCCCCTTTGATGGTGAAGACCTGGACGTGGAGAGCTTCCCTGGTAGCGTTGCAAGTGCTGAACTTACCTTGAGCGAACCTGACGACGCTGGCAATGTCTACAATCGTTTGCAACTCCCGCGTTTGCCTAGCGAGGACGCCCCCGAAGGCGCAACCAAAGCTACTGCAAAGCCACCAAAGCGTTGAGGTTACTCCATGACCTTGTAGTGCTTTGACGGCAACAGTTGGCAGACCTGTACAAAACTGCCATCATCACCGGAGGTTACAATGTCACAAATACTATTCTTTCCAAGAGAAAAATCAAGCGCCGAAACTATCGTCGAATCATTGAGTAACAATCCTCCTGAACACTTGATAGCTATAGCATACAAAGATGATACATACGTTGTCTATATCACTGAAGTGTCAAAAACTTTTGCTCTCGGTGCTTTGGCTTTAATAGGCCATGAAATACTAACAACGGAGTAAAGATATGCAAACTCCCCAACTTGTAAAAACCCTCGACCAGATGACAGACGATGAGCTGTTGGAACGCCTGCGAACTGTTCGGCACAATCGCGAGGTTGCACGACCTGTTGCGGCCAAAAAGGCTGTCACAGTGGAAAAGAAAGCAACCCGAAAAAAGGTAAATGACTTGGACAAGCTGCTAGCTGGCATGACCGAGGAGGAACGGCAACAACTAATCGCATCCTTACAGGAGACAGATGATGACAACTGAACAACCAGTAATCCCGCAGGGTAAATTGAAGATATTAAACATCTCTGACATTAAATGGGAGAAACGCTATCGTGAAGAAATGGGCGACCTCGAATCGTTGGCAGACTCCATTAAGGACAAGGGTGTACTTCAACCTATCACAGTTGATACGAATCTTAATCTCCTTGCGGGTGAGCGCAGAATTACCGCAGCCGGTCTTGCAGGCCTTACTAAAATCCCAGCACTCATTCGAGAAACTGCTGGTGAGATTGACGCGCGTGAAATCGAACTCCTCGAGAATGTCATGCGAAAGGACTTCACTTGGGATGAAGAGGCGACGCTTATCCGCGATATTGACGCCTTGTATAAGGCCCAAAACATGGACTGGTCGGGTAGGAAAACGGCGCAACTGCTCGACAAAGGGGTTGCCTCGGTGGCTCGCGCTATTCAGCTCGCAAATGCAATAGATGTAATCCCCGAACTGGGGGATATGAAGACAGCTGATGAAGCCCTCAAAACAGTTAAAAAGATGGAAGAACAAGCCATCGTTCACGAACTGCGCAGTAGGCAATCTGCTCCCGAGAATGTTGGTCTGAAATCTGGCATTGGCGATACCCTGAAGCTTGCTGACCGCAACTACCAAATCGGTGATACCTTCAAAGGCATGGCAGCCTTGCGGAGTGATGGAAACATCCACCTAATTGAATGTGACCCTCCTTACGGTATATCGCTTGGGAGTGTGAAAGCTGGCCAAAAGGATGATAGCACAAGTGATGTTCAAAGTTACCATGAAGTCCCCACTGATGAATATGAACAGTTCTTGCACATGCTTGCCCAGGAATTGTATCGTGTGGCTAATCCAAACGCATGGTTAGTTTTCTGGTATGGCCCTACATGGCACACTCAAGTCATGTTCGCCCTTCGGGATGCCGGTTGGCTTGTTGACGACATACCCTGTATCTGGACAAAAGGTACTGGACAAACTCTTCAACCTGAGGTATATCTTGCTAGAACTTATGAACCATTTCTCATTTGCCGTAAGGGTCGTCCTATTTTGGTTAAGCGTGGCCGTAGCAATGTATTCGACTTTAGCCCTGTTAGTGGAGCTAGTAAGTATCATCCCACGCAAAGACCGACTGAGCTCATTGAAGAAATCTTGGAAACCTTGGCTGTTCCAGGCCAGCACGTCTTTGTTCCTTTCTTGGGTAGCGGTGCAACTATACGTAGCTGTTACAATCTTGGACTGAAGGTGAGTGGGTGGGATTTGAACCCTGAGTACAAAGACCAGTTCATGTTGAAGGTTGAAGCGGATGCTCGTGCATTACTTGCCATGGAGGAACTGGATGATGGCGACCAGCTTTGAACAACCAACTCGACAACGCATTGTCCCTGGGGTTGGACCTAAAGATGCCAAAATAGTCATTGTGGGTGAAGCCCCTGGCAGTTATGAAAATGCCAGCCTAAAACCTTTTGTCGGTCCTGCAGGTGGAGTGTTGGAACAGTGTTTGCACGCTGCCAGCATAATCCGTAGTGAATGTTACATGACTAACGTGGTGAAGGTGCAACCGAAAGGTAACTTAATTGACCCCTTTTTCACTGCCACAGGTAAATTTACATCCCTTGGTATGGAGTGGGTAGAAAGGTTATATGAAGAACTTAACGAACTCCAGCCTAACATTATTGTTGCTTGCGGGAATGTTGCTTTCGCTGCTACAGCTGGGTATTCAAAGGTACTTAAACTCCGTGGTTATCTGTTTGAGCCTGTGGAGTATTTACGAAATTGTGTAGCAAAGGTCTTGCCCACTATTCATCCCAGTGCAGCACTTCGTGGCAACTACATCTATCGACACCTCATTGCTGCTGACCTAAAGAAAGCTAAGCAAGAAAGTTTAACCCATGAACTCATTAGACCGGAACGGCAACTGGTGTATGAATTCAATGGTGTGGATGAGGTGCTGGAGTGGCTGAAATACTTTGAAGAAGCACCAATCGTTTCCTTTGACATTGAGGTATTGAACTATGAACTTGCTTGTATTGCTTTTAGCAGTGAACCTATCATTAGTTGTTCTGTGCCACTTACTGGTCATTGGAGTCTCGAAGATGAAGCACTCATT